AGCCCGCTTAATAATATGATTCAATATGTATTTGCAATAGACGATAAATCTGAAGTTAAATATTCTCCTGCTAAATACAGCAAATATCAAGCTTATAAAGATTGTAAAAAGCATTATCCTAATGCAACATTAACTCAATTTCTTAATGGAGAAGATTCTGATGAATAGAGAAGATATAAAGTACGTAAGAAAAATAGATGTGTCAAGGAAGCCATCTGTATATCAAGATTGGGTTGTTCAAACATCAAGTGATAATGTTAATTGGTACAATCTAGTTGTTGATGTAGATGAATGGTTAGTTGATTTAATAGTAGATGCACTTAAATTGGTTATAGTTCTACGGGTAACAGAATGTATAGGGAGTAATTATGAACGATAAACTTGGAACAACAATAATAAATAGTAATGTAACTATATCTCAGATAGCTAAATCAACTGGATATAGTGAATCAGACATATTACTTACTATTGAAGGTGTTAAACCAATTAATGAATATCTAGCTAAACATCTAGCTATACTATTAGGACATGATGAACATTACTGGTTAGAGATTCAACGTGAATACGATAACTCGCGGAAGTCAAGCTTATACAGATCACTACTTCACATAGTTGAGATACTAATAGATATAGGCATACCAAGTTTATTTGTTAGTCTATCTTGGCAGTATGTCAACATACATAATAAGTTGTGTGTAGATCGCGCCATCCATATTATTCCCGCCATAATGATTCTATGTGTAGTTATTTACATTATTAAGCAGGTTAAATATGTTAAGTAATGATGTAGATACAAGAGATAATACGATTGTTATATGATGTTGAATATGAAAGTTATACAAACTATCAAGATTGTATGGATTCTCATAATGCAGCTAAATTAGCCCATCGTGACACTTGGATATTAGCTAATCAGATATATGATGTTGCAGTTGATGGATGTTACTGTCACATTAAAATAACACCTTATTATGATAAAGCTCATCATTGGCAATATACTATTAATAGAGTGTTGTCATTAGGTGATTACGGTAATGAAAATTTAGAGATACTTTATAAATTCAGAGATAAGTATTGGGAAGAATATGATTACTTAAACTCATGATATTTACATCAATCAGAACCATAACTATTTTTCTTACTGAGTCAGAAGCTCTCAGGTTATTAGATACTGGTTATGTTTATTTCTGGGGTACTTATGCTGATGTAGTATCAATAACTAAGGATCTTACATTAGATATGTATTGGGTTAAGTTAGTGTTTTTAGATGACATTTATCCATTAGGAGAATAATTATGGTCACTTGGGTTATTGAACATGGTATATTTGATAACGAAGTTCAACTTATTGAAGAGGTAAGAAAACAAGGTCATAATGTGATTGAGATTGATTATAAGCATGATTACTACGTTGACGATATAGCACGTAATCAACGATATACTAAACTACTAAGTCAACCAGTTATATTCAGAGGTTCACTTAATGTAAGTAGTGAAGTGGAGTACACACTATGGATTCCTGGCACATATTGTAACCGTGATAACTTTAATTGTTCAACATATTATGCTTACTGGGGTAAGTATATGTTGAATACCAATTACACCATGATGTCAGGATCTGAGTTAATTAGACGATGGTATGCTGATAGATTATTTGTTCGACCTGATATTGGATTCAAGGAGTTTAATGGTGGAACTTATACTAGAGATGAGTTCATTAAGTTGAATCTCCATCCTGAGTTACTAGTTATTAGTTCACCAGTTAAAAAAGTAGATTGGGAGTGGAGATTTGTAGTTACTGGTAATACTATCGTTGCAGGATCTCAATATCTGCCAATTGAAACAAATGTAACATCTAACGCAGCAATTGAATATCTTCAATCAATATTAAATGAATTAACTTGGTGTCCAGATGATATCTATACAGTAGATGTATGTTTCGCCAATGGTAGTTATCATGTACTTGAGTTGAACAGCCTATCATGTAGCAATTTATACCAGTGTGATTTGGCGGCTGTAGTTGAAACTGTTTCTAAATTAGCAATTAATGAGTACGATTACTGGAATGAATAAACTACTATATCAATTAGATACTGAATGGTATGATTTTTTAATGATGGGAATTGTTAATTATAACGGTGTTAAACATCTAGCATTATGTTTAGAACAAGAAGATGATTATCAATCCTATGTTTCTTACCTGTAGATGATAAGTTCTTTAATAGAGAAATTGATTTATTTACAGCATTTAAGTCATGTAATTCTATGTATTTAAGTAATTATATACCTAGTATTGATTTAGAGATAATTACAATTATAACTGGATTACCTGATAGAGATTTACCTAAACCTGGAGTGTATTATGGATTATAGACCTGTTATTGATCGTTGTGTTGATACTGAGTTAGCTGCTATTATATTCAATGGACTATTACGAGGTGATGTGATAGATCCTGATAAACTTAATACATTCAAGATAGCTAACTACAATGAATATAATGAGTTAGTTAACATAGCTAAGTATCTAACTAATGATATTTACTATGCTAATAATCTCGGTGACATTGAAGAAGTTCCAGCTTGGAAATTTCAAGGAAAGTTATATCATAATAAATCTGATGCTGTTAGTTGGCGAGATAGATGTAGAACGGTTAATGTATCAGATAAGTTCTGGATACCTAAAATTGGACAAATTATTTATGTGATTAATGATCGATTACAAATGCGACGTGTAGTAAATGTTAAAGTGTGGTATTCAGGTAATAACCGTGAATGTCAAGTAATACATGAGGATTTAAATGGTTATGATGCAGAGGAAGATCATATCTTTCGGTGTTTCAATAACCCAGAGGATTCTTATGATTGGTAACTTATGACTAAGTTTGAAGGTGGATATTTTCGACGAGTAGGTATAAGTATAGAGAAGATTTACGGGATTATCTTCATCTAACATACGCTGATTTATTAGATGATAATGTTACATCATCTAATGTTAGTTATCAAGACATATTAGATGCGTTATGATCCCGTAGTTGAGTAATAATAACTTGAGCCTGATATAGTTTAAGTTGACATTCATCTTCAACTTTCTCTAACTCAGTTAACTTATTACGTATCTCAATCAATTCAGTACGTAATTCATCCTTATCTTTACGTATCTGAGTTATTTCATCATTTATTAATACTTGAATACGATTACGCTCTTGAGTTATATAGTCGTATTCACGTTGAGATAGTTTATCACCATTATTGTTACGGGTAAGAAAATAAGTGCCGATTCCCGTAACAGCAGCAGATAGGATAGGCGCAAGATCACTTATAATTTTGGAGAAATCAATCGTGGCTAATAACATAGAAAATTCATTGGTTGAGTTGGGATTGGATGATGAAACTAGAAAAAAGATAGCAGCCTTAATAGCAGGTGTTCCTAAACGTCGTAAAACAGGTATCCTCAAGTATGCTGAGTCATGTGGTACTGACATTAAGAGTAAGTTTGAATTAATACTAGCAGCAATACTCACATTATATCCTGAAGTTATGAATGCTTCAACACGTATAGTTGATGAGTTTAAGGAACTTAATTATACTAATGTTGAGTTATTGAAGTTAATTAGTAGTTTAGTTGATTGGAAAACTAAAGGTGAATCACTTGCATTAGTTGTAAATCAATTAACTGATGTTCCAGTTGCAGAAGATGTAGTAGAAGATGTAGATGATTTATTAGACATAGAGTAACCTTAGTTGGGGTAATTAATTTACCCCATTTTAATTATGATGACTTTAGATACTATCACAAGTGACTTTATTCTATCTCAATTACCAGAACTACCAAATGAAGGTGTTGTAGCTGGTGGAGCAATTGCATCTATTGTATATAGTGCAGTAACTGGACTTAAATCAGAGTATGGTGATATAGATGTATTTAGATTAGTTATACAAGAAAATTGTGACTATTATCGAACAACTCATAAAATTAAAAACTTATATTACCAAGATAAGCATTTTACAATCTTTAATGTTAGTAGAGTTGATAATATTAACTATGTTGATATTTATTCAATTAATAGTAAACTAACTAATGTCATTGACACATTCGATATTAATTGTTGCATGATTGGTATTGATCTAGCTACTAAACAATTAATATATAGACCAGAATTTGCGGCATTTCTAGTAACACGACAAATAGAAGTAGTTAACTTCAATACCTCTAAATTTACTTTATTTAGATTACTGAAGAAGAAACGTCAATATCCCGATGCTTATTTAGATGTAGATAAGATAGTTGGTTATATCGCACATATTAATCCACGGTATGCTCCAACAGCTATTAAAGTACCATCATTTATTAATGAAGATGAGTTGAATTTGATATCTAATTACTTTAAATTAGTTGATACTAAACCAATTGAAGTTATTTCTAATTATGTAATACCTGAGTTAAAGTCATTAGCATTTAATGATAAACACTGGAACATAGTATTTCAACGACTATATGGTAATGGAGTTAAGAAGCATCAGAAGGAACAATGGTTAGAGTTACTTAAATACTACACGTTATGTAATGCTTGCATAACTAATGATACCTATTTTCTTACTCTTCCAAAAGGTTGGAAAACTCAATTGGCGCGATTAGGTAAGTTTACTAATGAACATTGTGGAATTACTAATTGGTTTAAGTATCTTAATCTAGATAAACAATTAGAGTTATTTAAGTTCATTGAGAATCTAGTTACTGTTGAAGGTAAATGGGTTATCGGTATATTGGAGAATGACTTTTATTCGGATTCTCTATGTATTGATTTAATTAAGTTAAAGATAACTGAAAAAATTAACTCTGCTAAAACTAGATTAAATAAGGTACTTGTAACTCCATTACCAATTAATAGACATTACCTAGAATGTGAAGTAATTGAGTTAGTTACGTCATTTCAGTTACTAGATGAAGGTAGATACAATAATCACTGTGTAGGTGGTTATTCTAATTCACTTAATGAGAATCGCCGCATCTTCAGTATTAGGATTGATAAGTATAGATTTACTTGTGAATTTACTCAAGGTAAATATTCTAGAACTGATAATATAACTGATTGGAGATTAGTTCAATGTAAATCATTCAACAACACGACACCTGACAAATATCCAACTATTAAAACACGAATTGAGGCTGTCATATCATGGTTACTACTACAACTGGAACAGACCAACGCATCAAAATCCCTCGCTTTCTAGACATTAAAACTATCAATTGGACAGAGTTTCCTAAATTTCTAACATTAAGTAGACTCCGAACTGCCATACTTAAATGTGAGTATTTAATTCGAGATATTGAATTACAAATAGCTCAACGTAATGCAGATCATCGTCTTCATCAACTCCGATTAGAATCTAGTGATCCTGCTCTAGATTACATTGAAATTGATTATCAACAATGGATAATTAATCGTAATGCAGTATTACGTGGTCAAATAGCTGCATTATTCGTATATCAAGTAGCATTAAACAATTACGAGGAGACTTTATCATGAATGCAGTATTAGATAGAGAGCCATTTACATTTGTTAACAATGCTCCAATGGTTAAGTTGATTCTACATGATGACAGCATATTTCCTGCTGAAGTTGTAGTAGAGATATTAAGTAGTGTTATGGGATTCAGTAATGATAAGAGTTATCAAATTATGATGGATGCTCATCTTAATGGTAAAGCTCTAATAGGAGAATATACCGAACCGTTTGCTGAATTAAGTAGAGATCAATTGGTAGCTGAAGGTTTAACTGTAACTGTTGAGAGATAAGTATGTTTACTAAGAAAGATGTTAGAGACTGGATGATTAATAACAATGTATATAATGTTGATTGTGTTCAAAAAGTAGACAAACGACTAAGAGATAAAGGTGATACAACACTTAGAAGTATATCATGTAACTTTGATGATAATTGGGAATCTAAGTTTGATGCTTACTTTAGAGAGATCAGAAATAGTATTTATAACAATTTACCAGACGGTGAACCTACTATTAACTATCTTGACATACTGGATAAATTATGATAACTAAAAAAGATATTAGAGATTGGATGATTGAACATAATGTATATGGTGGAAATATTGAGGAAATAGATAATAGATTAACTCACGCTCAAATAAATCGTTACATTGTTAGATCAATATCTGCTGATTTTCCTGATTTAAAATACAATAAGGATAAGGAAAATGACTTTGATAGACATTTTGAAGATGTAGGGTGGCATATATATAATGAGTTACCTGATACTAATGAACCTCAATTAAATTACCTTGACATACTGGAGAAACTCTAATGTGGATAATGACAACCGTGTTACGTGAATATGGTCAAACCTTAACTAAAGGCGATAGAGTTCACTTTCTAAATACTACAGCTACTGTTGAAAGTGTGGTATTATATGGTGAAGTAGCTGAAATACAATTAGCACTAAATGTTAAATGTACTTTAGTTAAGATTAATGACGTAGTTGAACCAGTTTATTTAGAACAATTAGGATAGATTTATCATGGCTTTAATATTACCAAGAACAAGTACAGTTGCAGCTAATACAGATCCACGTATTTTAGTGTTACTAAGTAATACCAAAATAGGTAAGTCGTCAAATTTACTTAAATTACCTAATAGTCTACTTATTGACCTAGAAGATGGTAGTGAATATTATGATGGTACTAAACTTAACTTACGCAAAGAAGCTGCTACTAGCGGTACTGGTTTAGGTTCATTATTAGAAGAAACAGCTAAGTTAATTAAAGCTGAAAACGTTAAAGCTGGTAAACCCATATATGATTACATTGCACTTGATACATTAACTGCAATTGAAGCACTTGCTCTTGCTAAGGCTACATTCGAGTATAAGAAGTCGCCTATTGGTAAGAACTTCAC